TGGAGTGTAGACTTAGGCGGTGATACAATCACTGTCTCTCGTGTACACAACGGACAAACATTTCCACACATGGAGGTATTTGCCTAATGACATTTGACTATGCAATCCGTGTCCTTGAACGTAGGTTCAACAAATCGTGGGATGGTTCATACATTGCACCATGGACGTATGGTGATCAATGTGGTGATACCTACCATCAATTTGGTATAAATGTTGTTAATCACAACGAAGTTATTCCTCTCGCTAAATATCATCTTTCACAGGAGAACAATTAACTGATGGACAACCTGCAATACATTCACGAACAACTCTGCTATGCAGAGGAACAACTCATGCTTGCTGATGACATGAGCAGCAGGCTCACATGGGGTAACCGTGTTGATGCTCTCGAAGCTGCATACATGGACGAAGCATCCAAGCATGTTAGCCAGGATGCACGTGATTCTGTGCCTCAAGTTCTCATCGGTCACTACAATCAATGATGAGGTATCAAGTACTCTACACACAGGGCGGACCTATTCGCCCTGGTAATGTCACTGCCTGTGAGTATGTCACAGCACGTAATCACATGGAAGCATGGGACAAAGGCACAGCATTAGCTGTAGGTTATGAACAAGTAGCAGATGTTATCCCATGTGTTGATAGCACTACTATTCACAATCACAAGGAGTTCTAATCACTAATGCGTCTAGCATTACTCTCTTTTACTGTTCTCTTGGCTGCCCATGCTGGGTTAGCCATGGCTGATTACGCTTACGACATCCAGCTATCACGCATGGATGCACTTTGTAAAGTTGACACTTCTATCTGCAAATGATCTGGTCTGAATCTAACATCATCTTCGCCATCATTGGTATGGTTGGACTGTTTAGCACTGCTATCATCTGGCAACGTGCTAACCGTATCACTAACAAGTACTATCAAGGACGCAAATGATCAACGATTATTCACAATCACCGCTGCGTGAGTATGAAGTAACGCTGTCAAGTGGCGAGATAATGTATCTTCTCGCCGCCAACTTAGAGGATGCTGCATGGGATGCTCTGGAGTTGTCCGTAGACAGAAACGTTAAACTAGTTAATGTGAGGCAAACTGATGAGTGGTAAGGCTTATTATCCCAACAACTGGGAGATGTACAGGGAGGCTCCTGATGAAATGTTTGAGCCTCATACATTTGAAGAAGTTATGGAATGGAAGGTGGCAGGGTGGGAGCTTCCTAGTTCTGTCGCTTGTATCATTCGTGTCGTTGACCGTAACACTGGTAAAGTCAAAGAGCACACGTATCAAACAGAGGGACATGCTCTCAACAAGATGCGTAAACTCATTGAAACACCAGATGTAGAGGTTACTGTATGTAACCATGACTCAATTCACCACCTATCCACACACTCTAATGACTGAATACACCCTTCAACGTCGCACTGAACAACTTATTGCTGAGGTTAAAGTACATCCACACCGTGATGAACTGTTGAAACTAATCCAAGAGCAGCGCATTGATTCACTCATGGACGAATACGTTACACTTATCAACTAATCTATGCCCACACAAGCTGAGATCCATGAGCAAGTAGAGCTTGAGCGTGAGCAGATAAGGCAAGGACTCAAGGCATTACGTGACAACACACTTAAACTAGAAGAAAGACAGTATGCCTCAGCTAGTGTGTACGGGGTGGCTGCTGTTGATCAGCTTATCCCTCTTGTGGCTGCACGTATTCAAGCAACTAACAGTAGGATAAAAGAAGGTAAAACCGGTGTAGCTTTCTCTGAAATTAGAAAGTATTTAGCTGACGTTGAGCCTGAATCTGCTGCTGCCATTGCATGTAAGCTAACCCTTGACAAGGTGTTTAGTGTTAAACGTGACGCTAATCTACTTCAAGAAGTTGCAGACTCTATTGGTCAAGGTGTAGAAAACGAATGCATGATGCGTCACTATGAACGCAATGTGCCAGGTCTTCTTAAAGTTCTCAAGGATAACTATTGGCATAAGTCTATAGGTACACATCAGAAAGTAACAGTCATCAAAACATTGATGAAACGTTACGACGTGCCACACTGGGAGGCTTGGGGACGTGCTAATCGTGTGAAGCTTGGTGGATGGCTGCTTGATTGTATTTGTGAAGCTAGTCAATGGTTCACACGTCAGTGTATCCAGGATGGACGCAAGCGAAAAAACATTGTTGTTCCTACTCCTGAGTTCATGGCTATTAAAGATCAGGTCATGGGCATGGCTGAGCTATTTAGTCCACTTGCGTGGCCAATGCTGGTTGAGCCTAATGACTGGTCTAATGAACAGCCAGGCGGTTATCTGCTTAATGAGGTGATGCGCGGCCATGATATGGTAAGGCGTTCGAGCGGTCCCACATGTATACAGGGAGAAACACCCATCGCTTTTCTGAATAAGATTCAGAAGGTGTCGTACACCTTAAACCCTTTCATTGTTGACGTTGCAGAGACGTTGATGGAGAAGGGTGTGGAGGTGGGTAAGTTTATCCCTATTGTTGAGCATCCACTACCTCCTAAACCCGTAGACATTGCGGAGAACTTTGACTCGCGCAAAGAGTATAGGAGAAGAGCAGCGGAGGTGATGAATCTTAATGCTCAAGCCTTCCAACGTTCTTGTAGAACAAGGATGACAATGAATGCGGTAAAGATCTTTAAGGATAAGAAGAAGTTCTTTATTCCTTGGTCTTTTGATTATAGGGGTAGAGCTTATCCTATCCCTGCTTTCCTTACACCGCAAGACACTGACTTTGGTAAGTCATTGATTAAATTCTATGAGAGAGTTTATGTTGATGATGACGGTAAAGAGTGGTTAGCATTTCAAGTTGCCACTACTTTTGGTCTTGACAAGGCTACCATGAAAGAACGGTTAGCATGGACGAAAGACAACGAGAAGCTCATCACAATCATCGCTGAAGACCCTATTGGTAACCTACATGAATGGGAAGAAGTTGATGAGCCATGGCAGTTTCTGGCTGCATGTGATGAGTATTACCATTGTGTCATTAAGTGTGACCGTTCTTTTACAAATCTCCCTGTAGCTACAGATGCCACGTGCAGTGGTCTTCAGATATTGTCTGGTCTCGCACGTGATGCTTCTACTGCTAAGCTTGTCAATGTCTTACCATCAGACAAACCGCAGGATGCATACAAGGTCGTAGCAGAACACGCTACCCCGAACGTCCCTGATTCAGTGAAACCTCACATGGATAGGAAGACTGTAAAGAGGGTCGTGATGACTGTTCCTTACAACGCTAAACCTTATTCTAATCGTGGCTACATTCGTGAAGCCTTGAAGGAGAAAGGGGTAGAGGTTGAGAAGGATGATCTTACTGCTACTGTTAAAGCAGTCAGGGACGCTATGAACAGCGTTGTTCCCGGTCCTATGGCTGTGATGTCATGGATTGAATCAGAGGTGAGTAATGCTATTGATCGTGGTCTTAGTGAGATAACGTGGGTTACACCATCTGGGTTTTCTGTAACTCAGAGGTTGATGAAGAAGATCTTTCAATCAGTTGAGCTTCAGTTACTTGGTCGTTGTAAGGTCAGGGTAGCAACTGATGACAGTGACACTGTTGACAAAGCGCATCACAAAAATGCCACTGCTCCTAACCTGATACATAGTCTTGACGCTTCACTGCTACACTTATCAGTGTTGCGGTTTGGCGCACCCATTGCCCTCATCCATGACTCAGTATTATGTAGAGCAACAGACATGTCTATTTTGTCCACGCTTGTACGTGAGACCTACATGCACCTGTTTGCTGAGCATGATTACTTAAATGACTTCGCATCTCAAATTGGTGCGGAGACTGCTCCACCGATCATTGGCGACTTAAAGCCTGAATCGGTTATTGAATCCACCTATTTTTTCTGTTAATGCCACAAACCATTCACAAGACTGAACAACCTGTTATCCTTGAGGGTTTTCAAGCTGTACTGAAGCCGGGTAAGTTCGGTTATAAACTATCTGCGATCATTGACCAAGAGCTTGTCGATAAGCTTGAGGGTGAGCGTGAGGAAGTCCTTAATTGGGCAGAAGGTAAACTCAAGAATCCTAAGCGTTCTACTTTGAAGCCTGAACCTTGGGAAGAAGTTAGTGAAAATAAGTATTTGGTTAAGTTCAGCTGGAACGATGACACTCGCCCTGCTGTTGTTGACACTGAAGGTACTTTGATCACTGATGAAGAGACTCCTCTTTATGGTGGGTCTAAAGTTAAACTGGCTTTCCGTCAGAAACCTTACATCCTCAAGGATGGTGTCACCTATGGATCTAGCTTGAAGCTTGTAGGTGTACAGGTAATCGCACTCAATGCTACTGCTGGTGTTGACACTGGTGACATGAGTGAGGTTGATGTAGCTAACCTCTTTGGTACTACTACTGGGTTTAAAACATCTACTCCCAACGTTACCCCCACTGAAACTACCGACGACGACTTCTAATGGCTTTCAGATCCGGGCTGGAAGAGAAGGTCGCTGATCTTCTCGTAGAGCTTGGTGTTAAGTATGAGTATGAAAGCACTAAAGTTCCTTATGTAATTCAGCATACCTATTGTCCAGATTTCATTCTTCCCAATGGAGTCTGGCTTGAGTGTAAAGGATATTGGGACGCAAAAGACCGACGTAAGATTAAAGCTGTTAAGGAGCAGAATCCTGACATTGACTTGCGTATGGTCTTTCAAGCACCGTACAACAAGATCTACAAAGGATCTAAAACAACGTATGCTAGTTATTGCGACAACCTTAATATTCCTTGGTGCTCCTTTGTTAACATTCCACTTAAATGGCTCACATGAGCGAAAGTGAATTTGTAAGGCATGAGCCTTGTTCTAGTTGTGGCTCATCAGATGCAAACTCTTTGTACTCTGATGGTCACAGCTTTTGTTTTTCCTGTAACACCTGGACGCCAGGCGAGGGAGATGTTATTCACAATCATAAAATGACCACCAATGTCCAAATCCAAGGATCAGCCGAACGGCTGCAAAAACGAGGAATCTCCCAAAAGATCTGCCAAAAGTACAAAATCCATAGAGATGGCGACATTCTACGGTTTTATTACTTCGATGGTTCTGGATTACTTCAGGGATGCAAGTTAAAGACTAAAGCTAAGGTATTTTCCTATGAAGGCACGGCGCCCACAGCGTTATTTGGACAACATCTCTGGCCATCTACCGGAAAAAGAGTTGTCATTACGGAGGGCGAGCTTGATGCTGCGTCTTGCAGTGAGGCAATGCCCACGTGGCCAATGGTATCTTTACCATCAGGAGCCGCATCAGCTAAGAAAGCTATACAACGAGCTATACCATGGCTCCAGGGTTATGAAGAGATTGTCTTGTTCTTCGACAATGACGAGGCTGGCCGTAAAGCAACGGAGGAAGTCGCAAGCATACTTCCACCGGGTAAAGTTTACCTCGCTTCATTGCCTGATAAGTTCAAGGATTCGTCAGATGCCCTTATGGCGAACGATGCAGAGGCAATTCGCCGTGCAATCTGGGACGCAAAACCCTACAGACCAGACGGTATCGTAGAAGGTAAGTCCCTTTTAGAACTTGTAACCACACCTACTCCTGCTGCTGACCATGACTACCCATTTCAAGGATTACAATCAAAGCTTCACGGGATCCGGTATGGAGAGCTTATCACAATCACTGCAGGATCTGGCATCGGTAAATCCAGTTTCTGTCGTGAGCTTGCAACTAACCTTCTTTCAAAAGGAGAACGGGTCGGTTACTTGGCGTTGGAAGAATCCAACCGTCGTACGGCTCTAGGCTTGATGTCATCACACGTAGGTAAATCACTACACCTCGGAGAACATGATCGCAAAACCCTTACCGAAGCGTACGAAAATACGCTTGCAAACTGGAACCTCTTTCTTTTTGATGGGTTTGGTTCTTTCGATCCTGACGTTATCTATAACCGAATTGAATACCTTGCCCAGGGGCTTGACACCAAAGTCATCTTCCTTGATCACCTCTCCATCCTCTTGTCAGGATTAGACGGTGATGAGCGTAGGATGATTGACACTACTATGACTAGGCTACGCTCACTTGTAGAACGTACAGGTATTGCGTTGTTTCTTGTTTCCCATTTACGTCGAACATCATCTGATCAAAACCATGAAGAAGGAGCCAGGGTTACGCTGGGACAATTGCGAGGATCTGCTGCGATTGCACAACTATCTGATGGAGTTATCGCGCTCGAACGAAATCAGCAGGTATCAGGCGAACAGTCTAGTACAACTGTTAGAGTCCTCAAGAATCGCTATTCTGGGGAAACTGGTGTAGCCTGTAACCTTTCTTATAACCTATCCACCTGTAAGTTCAATGAAACTCAACACGAACCCGAGTTTGATCCAACCCAAGACTTTTAATCGTCCTAACCCTCCTACACAAGAGATGGTTGAACGTGCCAAGTTTGTCGATAAAACCTACCAATGGAAAGGAGCCACTACTAATAAGGTAGTGAAATGAGGACTCTTATCTTTGACCTTGAAACAAACGGTTTGTTGCATGATCTTACCTGCATCCATTGTTTGGTCATCTATCATATTGAAGATGATCGAACCTTTGTGTACAATGACGTTGGTAATGCAGACCCTACTGTGCGAGGCATTACCATGCTTGAAGAAGCAGACTGCATAGTAGGTCATAACATCATTGGGTATGACATACCAGCTATTAAAAAGCTATACCCTTGGTTTAATCCTGCTGGTGTTGTCATTGATACTTTGTTGTTATCACGTCTTTACCATGCTGACATGCTCAAACTGGATCAGAAAAGAAGGTTTAAAGACATGCCAGCTAAGCTTTGGGGACGACACAGCCTAGAAGCTTGGGGGTATAGATTAAATGAAGCCAAAGGTGACTTTGGTAAAATTGATGACGACATTTTAAAAGGTGCTATTGACGACTCGTTAGAGTTTACCTATCAGAAGTCTATGAAGGGCGATGATTGGTTTAGTAAAGGTGCAAGAGGTGTTATTAAAGCACACCAAGAAGTTCCTTTTGTTGTGTCTGCTCTTATGCCTTTTCCAAGATTTGTTGCGAACCAATTAAAGTTTGTGTATGAACATGCTCCGCTTATAGGGTTGTTGCCGCTAGATAGATTAGGTTCTCGTTTACCTGCTCGTACAACTAAAGAGTATATCAAGGATAAGCTACCAAAGCAAATGACAGGCGCAATGATGCTTACAAGCGCATACATGTGGCGTGTTAAGCAAGGTGATACAAATTATTGGTACGAGATAGATGATGGTCAGGGTAATGTGATTGATGGGCGTGCTGTTTATGGGCCATTTGCTCCGTTTATGCTGGCTGCAGATTTAATGTATCGCTATCAGCGTGGTACAATGCCTACCTCAATACATAACTATGTGCGTGATACAACTCAAGCATTGCTTGGTTCTACATTCCGTGCTGGTGTCGGTCTATATGCTTTAGATAAACTGTACCAAGATGCTGCTAGTGGTAAAGGTCAGAAGATAATTGCAGAAACATTAGGTAATATTGCAAACACATTTACATTGCCACTTGCAACTGTAAAAGATTTCTATGGGCAGTTTGACCCAGAGTCACGTAAGATACCAGAGACACGGACTGGTGACAGCGATAACTTCTTTGATATTATTTACAGACGGTCTACTCGTTCTTTACCAGATTTTCCTTTAAATGGATATGATACTGCTGCTTTGTCTCCGTTTGAAACTGGTGACTTGTCTGCTGTCAATCCAATGGAAAAACAAATCTTTGGTTTTGGTAAGCGTAAGAAAAATATTCTTACTGAAGAGTTGGCAAAGTTAAACTTTACACCATACGATTTATATAAACGTGAACAAAATGATACTTATGATTTATACACACGTCAAGAGTTGTCACGTGATGAGGGTGAGTTTAACTTAGAACAACGCATGAAAAGAGTTATTCTGAGTGATGAATATGATAATCTTTCTAATGAAGAGAAAAGAGACATTCTAAAGAAAGAAGCTGCAAAAGTTATAAGAGAGGCAAAAGGTATCGCACAAGGCAGGATGGAAAGGGAAGCCGATGTACGAGACTTGCCTTATAGTGAGTTTGATGAGTACACATTTGAGAGAGCCAGTTCAATACTGCAAGCACGTATTAACTCTGAGTATAGAAGAGTGCATGGCGGAAAGTCTGTATCGGAAGATAAGGACAAAACACTTATCATTAACGGTAGAGAAGTAAACGTAATGCGTTGGGCTGCATCACGTGCAAAAGAACTAGGTGGTAAAGGCGGAGACTTGTAATGAAAGCAAAGGACATACAAGAGTCTGAAGCATTTAACATTCTTGATGCTGGTGCTGACTATGAAATGTCACCCGATGACATGATGCTAGACTCTGCGCCTGTTACACGTGAGCAAATCACCGATGCCGCAAAAACTGTAGGTGAGTTTGCACTTGACATGACACCTGTAGTTGGCGACATCAAAGGTGCTGTCGAGTTACCTGACGATTTAGCTATGGCAAAGCAGATGATTGAGCAGGGATATGATGAAGGTGACATTGTGTCTATGGGTCTTGGCGGTGCGCTTGGGGCTT